TAGTATTAGGAACAGTTATAGGGCTATTATTCTCTATTTTTGTTCTTAATCCTATCCATAAAAAGAAAGTACAAAAACTATCAGAACCACCGCTGATAACTTGTAACCGATGTAAAGGTAGTGGAGAATATCCAACAGACGTTAATAAACTCATGATGGATGCTAGTTTGGCATTATTCATAAATCATCATCTGATGGTTGACAAGTGCGATAAGTGTGTTAAACTACCTAACGGCGACGGTTATGAATACTGTGAGACTGTTGAATCAAAGTACCAAACTTTGCTTAAAGAATATGCTGCCGCAGGCCCGAAAATAGATATGGCGGCTTGTGAGAAATGTATGGGAATGGGCCAATTTACTTCCAGAAAAAAAGATGGGTCTTATATGACTCAAGAAGAATATAATGAAACCCAATGAAGTTGGATTTGATGGAACTATACAGATTTATAATGGAACTAGTAGTCCATATAAAATCATATTTGCACGATCAACACATGATGATAAGGGGCCAGAGGTTTGGTCAGCTAGTTGGAATCCGAACATAAATAACAAAATTAAGAATACATTTATTTGGTGGACAAAGACAGATGGGCCAGAATTATTTTATCGAAATAAAGATGGTAAGCTGTTTACTGTAAATTTTGAACCTTTTGAGGCATAGTTCGTGACTGGTTTAAATATTCAAGCCCCGTGGTCTACTCTTTTAATTAATGGTCAGAAAACGGTCGAAACCCGCTCCTATCGACTCCCCACAAGATTAGAGGGGGTTGAGTTAGCACTTATTGAAACTCCGGGGAAATCGGCTAAGTTTAAGAGTAGAATTATTGGAACCATAACCTTTAGTCATTGCTTTCAATATCAGAATAAAGGTCACTGGGCTTTTGATTATGAAAGACATTGTGTTCATATTACTAATGAGTATGGTTGGAAAGATGATAAGCCTAAGTTTGGATGGGTGGTAAAATCAGTTAAGAAATTTGAAAATCCTATTGACCCTCCAGCCAAACGTGGTATAATTTACGCAAAGGACTGTCTTTTGGAGAAATAAAAATGAACGAAACCGAACCAGCTAGATTTAACAAAGAATTTCTCGAATGTGCTAGAGAATGTGCTTCTTATATTTTTGACAGTGAAACTGAGCAAAATTCCTATCAGAATTATATTGAAGAAGGAAATGATCCTAGAGATCATATTATTTATCATGCTGCTATCATACTAGGCAAAGATGATCAGTTTGATATTGACATTAGTGAATATGAAAATTTGGAGAATCAAACATGAGATGGGTTTTTATTGTGGCAAGACGATCAACCATCGAAAAAGTTAAAGTGTTTGATGATTATTTTGCAGCAGAGGCTCATACCAATGAATATCTTAGGATAGCATTTGGGGTCAATGAGGTTGATTTCCCAGAATATCGTAAGGGGGAATATTATCAAAGTGCTGATTCTGGAGTAAGTGTAGGTCTTTACAAGGACAATACATAATGAGATCAAAATACGAAATAACACACGCTACTAAACAAGCTGTTTTTATTGTTGATCTTAATGAACCAGATAGTAAATCTGTTACTAATGATGCTGAAAATGTTTGGAATGAAATTCAGTTATTTTATCCCGGCACTAGGCTTATTTATAGGGATTCTATGAACAGGTGGGATGAAATTTTTTATAATGATGGGTCTATTGCTTTTAAACCATATACCGAATATTTGCCAACTGAGGCACGGGGATGGTAATTTCTAAAGATTTTTATTGACACGGCTCATATAGGTCTGGTACAATAGGACTTGTGAGGAAAATTTTACCAACCCTAAGTATTGGAGTTTATTATGACGCCATTTAAGATCAGTATTCTAGTTGCAGCATTTCTAAGTTTCGCTTTAAGTACGGGATTATGGTTTAGCGGAGTTGAAAATGCAAAAGATTGTGGTTTGTTCGTAGGATTATGGGTTCCTAGTTTCTTATCTCTTGGTAATCTGTTACTAAAAAACAGCAAAGGAGATTAACGTGGAAATGTACATATTTTTTGCTGGTATGATTATGATGTTGATTGTTAGTTCTGGTCTGGCTATTAGTATTCTATTTATGGGAGACTTAAATCCAGATTCCAGAAATAATCAGAAAGTCAATTATACATTGTCTGAACTTAAAGACAATAATGTTCTGAAGAAATTAGTGAATGAGGTTAAAAGGTATAAGGTTAAGGCTGATGAACAATCATGATCTTAATTAAGAAGCGACGGCATACAAGCCATCGTTTCTTTTTTTAAAGACAGTGTTGACAAAGGCCGATAACTATGGTATCATACAGCTACCTTTGGAGAAACTTTATGAGTCCAACAGTTCAACAAAAAGTTCAAGATTTGATTGACAAGTATTTCATTGGTCAGAATAACTGTGAACTAGTTATTAAACAAGATGATCTAAATAGTTTTTTGCAGGAATATAATACTATTATCATCACTCGTACAGTGGAAGTTTGTGGTCTACACTAATAAATTGGAGAAAAATATGACAATTCAACAGCTTCGTAATAGCGGATATAAGGTTAAGGTTCTTCACAACAGGCTTTATAATGGTAGATTTAAGTGGCAAAATCGTCAATTGGTTTTTGAATCACCAAATCGTGTTATGTATAGAGTTGATGGTTCTATTGAACCAGATACTAAAGGTGGTTCCACACACATTATAATTGATAGTCCATCTGGCGATCATTATGAAGGAGTAGCTCTTTGTAGTATTAAGGATAACTACAATAAGAAACTGGGCGTTAGAATTGCTCTTGGGCGTTGTAACATTAAACAGCCAGCATATATTCCAGTAGAGGTAGAAAATGACTAAAGAAGAAAAGCTGGAAGAAATTAGGCGAATGTGTTTGGGCATTATGCAATGCTGGAGTCAAAAATCTAGTTATAATGATCCTTATGAGGATGGACGAATTGTTGGGCGTTCAACACTAGCAGAAACTATTCTGGAGATTATTAAGAATGGCTAAGAGTTTTGAAGATTTGTTGAAGAAAACTTGTTCCAAAGATGTTATTATTGATGGGTATAAAAAAACTATGGATTACTGGGCAGAATATATCGGGCTTTCTAAAAGCCAATATAATACAGTGCCATACGGTTGGTCTATGACTAAACTCAAAAACAAGAAACCAAAAAGGCGTGACCCTTCACGAAGATGGTAATGAGAACATTTAAAGAAGAAGTAAGAAAAGTTCTTGACGATGTAAATTGTGATATTTGTGGGAAAAGTACCACTAACTATCCAGATGTTGGGCCGGATTATGCTACCCTAGAATCATATTGGGGGTATGGTTCTCAAAAAGATGGATCAAAATACGAGGTTCATCTGTGCGAGTCGTGCTTCAATGATGTAATTGATTTACTAAAAGAAACAAGAAAGAGAATCTTAGGGCCATTTAGTTATCCTTATGAAATTGACCCTTTGGATGGAGTATGAGTAGGAATTGGTGGCAACTAATATTTATCACCTTTTTTGAAGTTGTCTTTTGCCCATAAGGGCTGAAGATTAGAATAATGAAAACATAATTTTTGTTGAGCAGGATCAGAGAGATCAAAGCTTGCACAGGGTTTAATGTGATCTATATGCCATCCATAGAGTCCATAGTTTTCCCAACCCATTCCTTTGGTAAATTGTTTTTCTAAATGAATTTTAAGCTCTTCAATAGAGCATCCTAATAATTCTATTGTGTGTTTTGATTTGCATTTTCCTTTAATAGCACTATATACTCTACTTCTTAGATTAGACATTAGTTTAAAATTTATATCTGTTCTAGATTTATTTAATTTATATTTTCTTCCACGCTCTATATGTAATACTTTATTTTTAATGTAGTATTTTCTTGAATATTCTAAATATTTTTCTTTATTTTCTTCACGATGCTTTTTTTGTTGTGCTAATTTTTGAGTTTTATTTTTTAAGTATCTAAGTCTATTTTTATAGTCAACAATATCTTTGTTTTTAACTCTATACTCTTTTTCTTTTTCTAAACAACTTTTTTTATTATCGTTCCACCATTTTTTGTGTTTTTCTAAAACCTTATCCTTATTTTTTTCATAAAAATTTTTATGATTTAGTCTAGCACAAATTTTACAATAAATATTCAACCCATCTTTTTTGCTAGAATTTTTAGAATATTGGTCTGCTGGTTTATTTGATTTACATTTACTACAAACTTTCTTTTCCATACATCACCATAAAAACAGAAAGCCCAAATGTTGTCAAGTTGCAGTTGACAAACACTCAGGCTTCTGGTATAAAGTATTGTACGAATTGGCAGAATGTCTGCAACACATCCCACAAGATTAAATACACCAAAAATGATTAATTCAGTTACTATCATAGGAGATTGTCACCAGAAATATAGACGTTACCATGAGATAATTCGTCAAAAAGATCGACATGAATACACTATTCAGATAGGAGATTTTGGACTGTCTAAGTATGAAACACTAGACAATGTTGATCATACTAAGCATATAATTATTAGAGGTAATCACGACAATACAATCTTAGCAAAAAATTATCCGCATTTTTTAGACGCTTATGGTTACATGACTAATTTTAATGGAATTAATTTCTTTTGGTATTCTGGTGCTTATAGTATAGACAGACAATATCGAACTATAGGTATAGATTATTTTGAAGATGAGCAGCTTTCTATAGACCAGTTTATGAAAGCCAGAGAGCTTTATAGAGAGATCAAGCCTGATATTGTTTTAACTCATGATTGTCCAGATTTTATGGTTCCTGAATATATAGGCCCATATGCCAAAAGATATGAGAATATTACTGGCTGGGCTTTAGGAGAATTGTATAAAATTCATCAACCAAAGCTTTTTATTCATGGTCATTATCATGTTAGTAAGACTACCCAATATGGGGACACTAAATTTGTTTGCCTAAACGAATTGGAAACCTATCTATTGACAGTCTAGTATCGGGTAGTATAATTAAAATGTTGATGCCGAAAGGTTGGGGTCGCGGGTATCCTCAATAATCAACAGCCGTAGGTTTTGTTTGCAGAAAAGTTTTCGTAAATGACCAAAACCAATTCTGCTTTAATATAAGGATTCGATCATGACAGACGATGAAAGGTTTGTTATATTTTGGCTATACAATACAGTTGCTAAAAGGATGCCAGATAATCCTTATGGTTCAAACGATATTTTAGTCAATGGGATTAATGTAACAGAAACAGTTAGAAAACTATTACAAGATAGACTATTTGTATGAATGAAATAGAAAAAGCGAACATACTTGAAATTATCAAACTATGTAATCGAAAAATTAAAGATCAAAAAGATCATGAGTCTACATCTGGATACGGTGAGGATTATAATGATGGTAGAATTGTCGGTGGTGCTGCATTAGCACGACGAATATTAAATATCCTAAAAGAATTTCAATTTTAATCATGAGTACATTACCAGATAGTAAAATTCCTTGGTGGGATAATCACTACGAAGATACTTATAGTGAAGAAGTAGAAGATGGTTATCCTTATGATATGGGAACTAAAGTACAGGAATAAATTATGTGGCTAAGACCAAGATCAAGAATTCATCATTGGAATTGTTCTAGGTTTGCGGATTTTATTCGTGGAGAAAAGAAACCGTTTGCTTTAGAGTGGGGCAAATGGGACGAATGGAATAAAGAACAAAAAAAGAAAAGACCAGTAAGATATTGGCTGGCAGAGGAAGGATTACCTAAACTACAGGATTTGATCATGTTTCCTGTGGACGTTTACACTGAGATTAGATACTATATCAACAATCGTTGGATAACTAAAACACACTATCTAAAAACTGGACTAAAACCTGGACATTACTATGAGCTTGATTATAGAATTCTTCATGGTTTGTTTAATGAGCTTGTGGATTTTGTAGAGATTGAATATGCACACCTAGCAAAATGGTCTCTTAAAAAAGGTACTAAAAAATACAAGTTCAAACATGGTCGATCAATTGAAGCAGGATTAGCTTATCTAAAGTGGGCTTGTTCTTTAAAGTATACCAAAGATTGGGGAGTAGATAAAAAAGACCCAAAGTACGGAAAACCAACCCACCAAGCCATCTCTGCACAAAAGATTAAAGAACTTTATCTCTGGTGGAAAGATCGTCCTAATCGACCAGAACCAATGACTGTTGCTGGATTAAACTGGGATCAGAATAAAGAAGACAACTTGATGGGTGGAAAGATATCTAAAAAAGAACTACTGGAATTTAAAAAGCTTGAAAAGATCGAAGCGGACTACGAAAAAGAAGATACAAAAATGCTTATTGAACTTATTAAAATCCGTAAGGAGTTGTGGTCATGAGAACAGTTAGTTTAGAACATGATCTTATCAAGTCAGATTATATTACAGAGAAGTGTGTTAATAGCGAATCTTATAGCCAAAACCTCTATGCGGCTATGTGCAATAATTTATTCTACAAGAACGAAGAAGAATGGAGTTGTTCTTGGAGATATGCTGGGGGTGTTATTGCAGATATAAGAAATAAGGGAGAGAGTTATATTGATTGGTATTGTTCTGGAATAGGTAATCATCATGATGGATATGTTGGTGAGAGTGTTGTTACTGATGAAATTCGATCAGACTTATTACAACTAGGATGGATTATCAAAGAATATCCTCAGAGCGAACAAGTTGATGCCCTCTAGGCTCTCTATTTAAAAAACTTGTTTGCTACGATCCAGAGGTCTTGACAAAGGAATCAGAGTACGTTAAACTAGAAGCGAACGACGAATCATCCACTAAAAAGGAAAAGCAATGAACGAGTCAGTAAATCAAGCTATTTGTGATTTCTATAATAGTGTTTGGAATTATATGAAAGCTGAATATAAGCCAAAGTGGGCAAGGCTTTATAATGCTGAAAATACCTTAGACGAAATGATTCAAATTACTGGACAGTATTATCTTGGTGGAAACAATGTTGTAGACACTGCTGGAGATATTGTGACTCTTCTTAAAAAGAGAAGCAAGTGACCTACTCTGATTTTAGAAACAAAATTGATCATAATCTTAAACGATATGGTCTGAGATATGGTCAAACAGTTATGAATACTTTGTCAGAAGTTTGGCCCGACAAGCACAGAGAATTAATGTCAACATACTTAGATTGTTTTTATAACGACAACAAAACCGACACAACACTGAGCTATCTAGAAAAAGCATGGAATCATGAAACAACTTGAAAAGAAAGACCCTCTGTTTGACATAGATAATTACATTAATCGCTTGGAAAAAACGATAGAACAACAGAAATATACTATAGAATCTCTTAAAAATGAAATTAGAACCCAAAGAAAAGAAATAGCAGGTTTGCGAGAAGAACGAAAGACGCTATTAAATAGAGACAAGCCACCAGAGTTTAATATAGAATTATGGACAGAAAATGGAGAACACAATGAAAGATAAGACAGAAGTTTTTGCTATTGGTACTGATGTTAAGTTGGCTGAAGATGTTTTCGGCAAGGTAACTGGTATTAATATTCGTGGAAATAATTCCATCAGCTATGAAATTGGTTGGTGGAATGGACGAAGTTATGATTGCAAAAGTTTTGCAGATTATGAGATTGAGAGTACGTTGTCTACAACCAAGCAGAGGATTGGTTTTGCTTGAAGTCTTGACAAATACTGACCGATAAGATAGAATGAGAGGGCGAATGGATTGGGATTTTACTTGGTTAATTGAACTAACTTTAGTAGTTGTTGTATTTTTTACTTTTGGTTATTTTTTAGGAATATATTGGTGAATATTTCATTGGGAGATTTTCATAGTCATATCCATATTTGGTTGGATGCTCTTGAAGTAAAAGCCAAACAACAGACCTATGGGGACGAGCAAACTGTTTACTATTTCTTCAAAGAAAACAAGAAATACTACAAGATTACTCAAGTTTGGGAAGGTGTTGAGACTATTCATGCTTTCGTAGATAAAAACACCGGAGATGTTTATAAGCCAGCAAGCTATAAAGCTCCATATAAAGATGCTAGATACAATCTATTTCATGACCACAAAAAACTTATTGATGAGTGTGATTGGGCAGGAAGTTATTTATACAAGAGGACTGGATGACTAACAAAGACCAAATTAAAAAAGCGCTAGAAACAATAGGCACAGAAAAAGCATTGCAGTGTTTGATTGAAAGTATTGACGAGAGTACAGAATGGAACAAGGCTCCTATCTGGAAGTTTAAACTCATCGAAAATTTAGAAGATGCCTATAATTCATACATGGATCAATTTAGCAAGGAGACAACTAATGCGTCTTGATTTGGCTATGGGATTAAAGGTTGGAGACAAGATTGTTAATGTGTTTATGGATGAGCTTGTTATATCAGCAATAGACCATAGTTATGATCCAAAACCACCAGTATTTATAGCATTAGATACTATGCTACAAAAACATTATTATTGGTTTGATGATATTTATTATCCAGATTTGTCTGATATTTGCGATGAAGAGAAAAGTTTTGTTCTTTGGGCTAAAGACAATAGACAATTTGTTGGAGAAAATTCGCGTCTACTCAAGACTGTTTATATGCAAGGATTCTCTATGGGTTTTGAACACAGAAGAAGGATCACGCACGAAGAGGCTATGCAAAAATGAGCGAGGCATATGATCCTAACTGGAATCCAGACGATTACGATATGACACTCAAGTATGAGCCTATGAATTTATCTAAGGTTAGCATCATCCTGTCACAATATAAAGGACAGCCTGTTTTAGATTATATCATTGAGCTATATAAGCTAATTGAATATCAAAAGAAAAGAATATTTGAGCAAGAAAAAGAGATCATTGCTTTGAGACATGAGAAAGCGTGGAAACATTATGATAAACCTATAGAAAATTATGATCCAACCACAAGAAAGTATGTTGACAAACCACCCAAGTCTGGTAACATGAGTTGTTAATATGATGATCTCCGAAATCAAAAAATGGGCTAAAACACAGGGTTATGAAGTAATTAAAGACAAGGAAGATGGTCTTTATTATTGGGCTAAGTTAGATGCTGGGCCGGATGCCAGCGGAGTAGCCAAAAGTGTGAGTAAAGTAGCTACCGCTATTTTTAATCATATGACAGAAGATAAGTGGATTGAGCATCAAGTCAAGTTTAAAGAAGAAAAGAATGATATCAAATTCACTGTGAGTGATTATGGAAAATAAAGAAGAAGTTGAAACACAAATGATACCAATAGTGCCAGCACTAACTCTTGGGGGTATAATTAATGCCTCCGTAAGTGGTATTGTTAGTTTTATAGCTGTATACTTCTTTACTCCAGTATGGAATAAGATTACTAATTATTGGAACAATAATGAAATACATTAAGTTTGTTTCTAAGACAGATGAATGGTTTGATGCTGGTACGGAAGTTTTTGATGCTACAATATGCGATTGGGGAAGAACTTTAAAGAGAATGGCTGTTGATGACTATGCCGTTTGGCTAAAAGCTGGACATATTCTTGGTAGAGGACTAAAGAATGGATTTTGGGATGAAGAACTTTGTCCATTAGAAGAGTTTGAAATATCATATACAGAGGATCAAGTATGAGTGTAAAACTAATTAGTGTAACTCCAGACGCAGAAAAACTTATGGCGTATTGTGCCAGAGTAAGTAATCCTAATGGACAAGATCGTGATGATTATGCAAAGCTGTTGGGCTACTGTATTAAAAACCAACATTGGAGTATATTTGAACAAGCTTTCTTAACGGTCGAGATTAATACCACCAGAGGACTAGCTGCACAAATCCTAAGACACAGAAGTTTTACATTTCAAGAATTCTCACAGAGATATGCTGATACAACATTGTTAGCAGAAGAAATTCCGCTATTTGAATTACGCAGACAGGATAATAAGAATCGTCAAAATAGTATTGATGATATTTCTGATGAAATTAGAGCAAAATGGGGTATGAAAATTAGAGAACATTTTGCTAAAGCAAAGTCTATTTATGATGGCATGATTGCTGATGGAGTAGCCAAAGAATGTGCTAGATTTGTTCTACCTTTGGCAACGCCAACTAGACTTTATATGTCTGGTAGTATTCGCTCATTTATTCATTGGATTCAATTACGATCAGCTAATGGTACTCAAAAAGAACATATGGCTATTGCTAATGAAGCAAAAGAGATTTTTAAACAACAATTTCCTATAACATCGGAGGCTTTAGGATGGTAAAAAAAGAATACATTGTAACTGGACAATTACAAGACTCAGATGGTCAAAGTCTTATTCTTCATGGTTCTTTTTTTGAATCCTCAAGAGAACAAGCTATAGAAAAATTTCATGAATATTTTGAGCCAGATCTTAAAGTATTGAAGATATATTCTGTTGTTAACGAGCAGGGGCAATTAGTGTGATATATGGAAACCAAATCTAACTTAACTATTAAAATTGTCAGAGAATTAATTGATCATGGATTCTCTGTAATGCTACATAATAAAGACAATATAGATGGTTTTGGTGGATGGTTTGGTGCAGAAGAAGGGGATAGGGAATTGGTTGTGGCCTTAAAACATCACATGGGATTTGAGATATTAATTCATGAATACTGTCATTTTCTTCAATGGAAATATGATCGTAAATTATGGGACAAAAGCCAATTAACTTATGATGTATTGTTTGATTGGATTAATTATCCCGTATTTGTTTATAGTTCTTTTATCAAAGACTGTAAGATTAGTGAACAAGAACTAGACCAAAGTTTGCACGACATTTTAGAACTTGAACACGATTGTGAAAAAAGAGTTCTTAAATTAGTCAAAAATTGTCCTATTGAGGATTTTGATACCGACAAATATATCCGGGCAGCTAATGCTTATTTGTGGTCTTATCATATAAATAGAGAGCTTAGGAAAAGACCTAAGAATCCTATTTACTCAGAAAGAGTATTAGAGCATATGCCCAATACCTTTAATCCTGAACTATCTTTTTATTTAGATAGATATAATCTTACCGATCCTATTCGACAAGCATTGCTGGTTGAATACGAATAATTCTCAAGTCTGGCTTGACAACTTGACGATACTAGGATATAATCTCAGCACAGGAGACGCTATGAATAAACTTGGATTATGTTGCATATCCCTCAAGCTTAAAGAACAGGGATTTGGTCATCAGACTATGACCTTTAAACGATTCAATTCTTTGCCACGAGAAGAAGCAGTAGAGATTCTTGGTGATAGAATCCAAAACAATCTGGAAGTAACCAATAAAACAATTCAATTTTGTGCAGAGAATAACTATGTTTATCGTGTAAGTAGCGATATTTTCCCCCTAATTACATACGATGAAGCTAATGTAAGCCTTGAAGATTTGCCTAATTATGACGAAATACAAGATGCGTTTGACAATCTTTCAGAAACTATTTCCTCTACTAGCGTTCGCGTTTCTGCTCATCCAAGTGAATTTAACAGTCTGGCTAGTCTCAACGAAAAAGTTGTCGAAAAAACCATTACAGAACTCAATTTCTACAGCAGTTTCTTTGACAGAATTGGACTTCCAGCAGATCGTAGATCGCCAATGAATTTCCATATTCATAATAATAATGGTACTAGAGAAGAAATCGCCCACAGGTTCTACAGCAACTTTAAAAAACTAGACGATAATTGTCAGGCTCGCATCACAATCGAAAACGATGACAAACTTAACTGCTGGAGCGTGAAAGAATTAGTAGATATTTTTCATCCGATAACTCGTATTCCAATCTGCTTCGACTATTTGCATCATAAGTGCCACCCAAATGGTCTTACAGAACGTGAGGCTATTAATATGTGTTGGGATACTTGGCAAACTAGACCGCTTTTTCATTATAGTGAAAGTAGAGAAGGAAATAATCCAAGGGCACACGCAGATTATCCAGAAAATACTTTTGATAATTATGGTCTTGAGTTTGATATTGATCTAGAACTAAAAGCAAAAGACTTGGCTCTTGCAAAATATGATTCGTTACTAAACTGTGTTTCTTAAATATAAGGAGATAATTATGGCTCAAATCGGTGCAATTTCAATTAGTCCTAATGTTAATACTCAAGCAATCATTAACTTGCTAAAGGAAGATAAGAAGATTACTATTGGTCAGGAGCAGGTTGCTGCTGATGGTACTCGCTATATCCCCATAGAGAAGAACTAAAATGTCAGCTAACCTTATTCTTATTACTGGCATAATATATCTTTACATAGCAATAGAACAGGGTTATCTACATAATAATTATGGTATGTTTATAGCATACCTTGGATATGCGGGAGCAAATGTTGGTTTATATATGTTGGCATCTAAGTAAATATAATGAAAATTATTTATAAGACTATTAAAAAAGCATACGAAAATTGGGAACCCAATCCTCTAGTTCGTTGTTATCATTATTGTGCCGCTTTTGACGGCACTAAAATGATTGAGTTTGCTCAGAATAATCCTGTCAAGATGAGTACGAAAGCTTTCAGAATAGGAAAAAGATTTAATATCCCCAAATACTTGGAGTATCCTTATGTTCATAGTGAGTCTCATCTTATTTCTAAATTACTTGATCGCTATAACTCCATTGATCCTAATTGGAGCATATGTGTCTTACGAATTAACAGACAGGGATTAATCCTTGGAAGCAGACCATGCTCTAATTGTTCTAAGCTATTGAGTGCCGTGGGCCTTACTCAGATTTATTATAGTGATGATGACGGTAACTTTGTTTGTCCTACCAAAACTATCAAGATTAACAGCATGGCAGAGACATCTTATGTTTGAGCCAGAATGGATGGAATATTTTAAGAGAGAAGCTCCGTTTTCATATTACTGTATTATTTGTTTGGGATACTTGGGTAAAATACTATTTTATTTTTCGTATGTTATACTCTTGATGATTTTATTTGTTCCTATTTTCATGATATACTCTGGTACAAAAGCTATTAAAATTAAGCTGGTAGAAGACAAAAAACATAAAAAATTACGCAAAGAAAAGCAGAAGCACGAACAGCTTCATCAAGACCTATATTTAGATCATCTAGATAGAAATATAAAAAAGAAAAAGAAGCACAAATAGTTTCTAAAGTCTGCCTGTTGACAACTCCGATACCTATGGTATAAAAGAAGCATTGCCAGCCCATTCTTTTTGGAGACAAGATGAATTGTATTTATTGCAAAAATTGCGTTGGAGTTGAGAGATATGAATTCTTGATTGAAACTAATCGCAATATTGTTTGTAAAGAGTGTAGCGTAGAGAATAAAGCCGTGGGTTTTATGGATTATGGACATAAAACAGCACCACAACTTGTAATGTGTCCAGCGAACGCTAAAGAAACTATTAGGATTTTAGATAGAGCCAACAGGAGAGCTAGGTAATTATGCCAATAGCAACTTTAAAATTTAAGCTACCAGAAGAACAATATGAATTTGATACTGCTATTCAAGCCAGTGATGCTAAAAGAATGTTGTGGGATTTTTCTCAACAGCTACGGTCTTGGCAGAAATATAGCAATGATTTTACCGATGCGGGTGATGCTCTTGACAAGATTAGATCAGAATTTCACAGATTAGTTACTGAATATAATATCAACATAGACTAAGGAGATTATAATGCCACTTTTTGAAGTTAATACCGTTTCTTTGTTTCGTCATAAGTATGTTATTGAGGCTAAGAGTCTTGAACACGCATATGATACTGTATTGATTGATAAGCCAGAAGAACTGACTCAAAAACATCTTGACGAAACTATTCTTGACGGTCGAAAGATTGGACGAAAAGAATTTGAAAGAATTTGTAGCGAATCTATGAACGATAGTACAGAGTTAAGCAACGCTCATCTTGGAACACGAATTATACACAAGGTAGACTACGATGAGTCCTGAACTAACAGATAAATTAATCTCAGCATATCCAGATCAGTTTAAAAATCTGACATGGATAGAGTGTGGGGATGGATGGTTTAATATACTATCAAAGCTATGTTATATTGTAGATAATCATCTCGTTCGCAAGAAAAAACTTAATGAACCTCTAGACTTATTTTGCTGGCAACAGATAAAAGAAAAGTTTGGAGGATTAAGGTCTTATGCTTATGGTGCTGATGATTTTATTAAAGGAGCAATAGAGATGGCAGAAAGTATGAGCTATATTACTTGTGAAGTTACTGGAGAAAAGGGAAAACTTCGCAAACAAAGGAAAAATGATGAAGGTGGTGAGCCTATTCCTGCATGGATTAAAACTCTTTGCGATAGCGAAGCAGAAAAAGAGGGTTATGTCGTCTAAAATTAGTGACTAAAAAGAAAAATTCGTGAACACTCTAAAGATTCCCTCTTGACAGTGCCGATAACTGAGATATACTTAGGGTGTAACGTCAACAAACACAGGAGAAAAGAAAATGGGTAAGGGTCAAAAAACTTGTGAAAAATGTGGAGCTACCACAGGCCCGCGAGCTTATATGTGTCCTAAGTGCAATGCTCCGTTCGTTTTTAAGGCAAAGAGCAAAGAAGCAAAGAACACAAAGATTATTCGTGACTTTAATTGGAAGGAACTGATTAAGGGAGATAGAATTAGAGTTGGTGGAGGCCCGTACTTTGTGAGGGGTGCTGAGTTCATTCCGATGGGTTATAGGGGTCGTTTTGTTGTCGAGGGGATCGACCAGCATGGAATTAAAGCATGGGGGCTGGACAAGCACCAAGGCTTCTGTCATATTTATATGGGGCCAGATATTCAAAACAAAGAGACTCATGTTTGGAAGATTAAGCACAAGCTTATGAAACTAAAACCAAAAGTAGAGGCTTAATATGAGTTTAACTCAAGAACAAAGAGATCAAATTAATAGCTTAGTTGATCACCGTGATGAAATTGTATCTTCATTATTTCAAGTCGAACGAATTTTGAAAACTTATTTTCCAGAAGAATTTGAACGAGCTATCCAGTTCTATCTGCCTCAAATTACCACTGCTCTTTATGAGGATAAAAAGTGGCTAAGTAGGGGAGAGTATAGTTTACAGAACACTATTGACAATCTGTTGGAGCGGTGTAAAATTAGTGAGAGCGGCAAGGGTACTACAAAATATCTTTAATTGGAATTGGAAAAATGATGGAAAGTTACAGTATCATTGATTTGGAAGGATATGCAAAAGCTATGAGAGAGGGTGCTGCCTCTTCTTTTGAAAAAGATTATAGTGAAAATTTGGATGATTTTATCTCTGTTGATCAAGTCATCAACATGATCGAAAAAAATAATCTTGGTCTTGATGAAGAAGGGAACTATCTAATCAATGAGCAAATTTTTGATGATGTATTTAATGAGATTAGAGATTGGCTGTATGGTGTTGGACTAGCAAAACTAGCTTCAAAAGGTTTTGTAGAATGTGCTTGGGATAATGACTCTAATGAAATGGTATTTTGGTTGGCAAATAAAGACAAAACGAACATCCCCACAAAGCCATCAAATATGGAATAATTAATGCCAAAAACAGAAATAGAAGAATTAAAAGATCAGATTCATGATTTAAAGGAATATTTATATTCCGACTTATGTAAGGCTTGTGGAGAGGCGGCATTGGCTCTAGATAAAATTAATGAAAGATTAAATAAACTAGAGTCACAGCAAAATTCCTAAAGGTCTTGACAGTGGTTGGTCGATAGTATACAATAAGACTACGCTCCTGTGCCGGTGGTTCCCGGCAGTTACTCTTATAAGGTAATCCGAAAGGGGACTTGGTTCGATTCCAAGCAGGAGTATTTAATACGGTAAAGGGAATTATCATGAGATTACAACCTCTAACAGCCATTTTTGCAGGGTTATTTCTAACTTCACTAGGATTTAATATTCTTTTGAACATTGAGATACAAAAGCTTAAAAAGTTGGCAAACAAGCCAGCCAGGATTATTATAGAAAGACAACCAGAAATTCACATCAAACCAAAAGTTTGGGGGTATACTAAATAACGGGCGATTCCTGGTATCGACAGGTAAAAAGAAATATAAATTGCATTGACTGGTTGATCGACGGGCCAGTATAAAAGTCGATTTAAAATGTTAATTGGCGAAGTTTCAACTCTCGCTCTCGCTGCCTAATTAATTAGGTAATGAGTGGGGCGGCATGAGCCTTATTACCAAATCATGATGACTCCGATAATCGGATATGGTAGTTCTACCAGACATAAATGGGAATGATGATTGTACTCAATCTGACTCAGATAATTCTGATAGCTTTGTTATTTGTGTGATAACAAGTAACTAACAATGTAGAAGTTTATATAGGCATTTACACTGGACGGGGTTCGATTCCCCAATCGTCCACTTATATTATGATAAATTCTAATGACGTAATCTCACATACTGTAGATGCAGAATTTACTCAATTGATAATATCTAATGCTAAAAAAGCAGAAATTGGGGGAAAATCTCAAATCAGAAACTCCGATAAGAGAGCATCTAATTTAGCAGAAGATCAGTTGGTTGGACAAATATCAACCTATTGTGCGTCGATGATCCTTACTGGTTCTTCAGAGGGATATATTAAAGCAAGAGACAAAGCAAATTCTAATCCTCTCGCTGGAGACAATGGAGTAGATATAGTTGGACTACCTAATGTGGACATTAAAGGTAGTCTAATGAGATATTCTAACAATCCTCTCAATTATAGATTATTGGTTCGGCCAAAAGAAAGACACGCAAACTGGATTTATGTATTGGCATTAGTTCCAAAGGAAAGACCATATAAAACATATCTTGTTGGATGGGCTAATGATAATGATCTGCCGTCAAAACCATATGGTGGAGAAATAAAGTCTTTACATGGAGCATATGTTATTGAGGCTAAAAACTTAAGAAAAATTGAAGAACTAATTTCTATTCAAGTATAATTATGTCCAGAAAAATTTGTTCATACTGTTTGAAAAGAAAAAACAAGGCAAGTTTTCCCAAACACAGTATGTACAAGGATAATCTTGATAGTAGATGTCGAAAATGTGTTAAAAAACATTCCAAGATAAGAAGCAAACTACATAAAAAAGCTCCACCAAAACCAGAAGTTTGTGAGTGTTGTAAAAAAATACCATACAAATGGTGTTTAGATCATGATCATGACGATAATACTTTTAGAGGATGGTTGTGCGAACCATGCAATACTGGCATAGGTAAACTTGGAGATAATATGATAGGCATTACTAACGCTATGAACTATTTTTTATCTAGGAACAAAAATCAATGAGTTTACCCGGAATATCCTGTTATTGCTCAACATATGGGAGACCGAAAAGACTGCTAGAAAATAGCATACAGTGTTTTCTTGAGCAAGACTACTCAGGCCCAAAAGAATTAGTAATTCTGAATGATTTTAATAAACAAGAACTTATTTTTGAACATCCTGAAGTAAAAATCATCAATCATCCCGAAAGGATCACTCCTTTAGGGAAAAAATTCAATCATAATATAGAACTATGTAAATATGATATATTAGCCACTTGGGAAGATGACGATGTTTTTCTTAAAAACAGATTGTCCTATAGCTATGATCACATGATTAACGGAATATTTCATACTCATAATGCTTTTTATGAAAAAAACGAAAAAGATATTGTGCTCTCTAGAAACATATTTCATAGCACACATATGTTTGACAGAAGTATTTTTGAACAAGTAAAATACGACGAAACAGAAGATTCTTGTTCTTTAGATATATCATTAATGTCCAGACTTAAAACTAAACTAGGAGACTATACTCAAGATGTGGGTATAGATAATATATTCTATATTTATGTTTGGTCTGGAAGTCAAAGCTATCATGGTAGTGGTCATGGAGCTTCACATAAAAACATATCACAAATGGCTGCTGATATAGTAGATCATCAAATTAAAAATCAAAATGTATTAACTGGAAAAATATTTTTAGAACCAAAATTAAGATATAATTTTTACGACTTTTTGCCATTAGCATAGAAAATGATATGAATAAAATTCAAAAACATTTAATAGAAAATGATATGACATATTATCAGCATTTTAAATTTGCTGTATTTTTTGGATGTTTATCTTTACTGGCGGGATTTTGTTTGATAATTCATGCGTTTTTTCCTTGTTGGTTTCAGACTTCTGGTAGCGATTTGGTTCAGTCTATGGCAATTGTATTCAAGAAACGAAACCGATTAGACGATACTTGACAAACGGACTATCGCATGGTAGAATTGGGATAACACAGGAGAAAATAAAAATGTCGTTTGAGCATCTTAATGGTTTTGTTCGTGATCTGAAAGCAACCAGTAGTACACTTGATAAGGTTGGCATTATTGAGGATTATACTTCCTCTAATGACAGTGGTGCGAATTTTCTTAAGAAGATTCTGCTCTATACTTATCATCCTCTTTGGCAGTATAATGTGACTAGTGATAATCTTAAAAAGAAAAGTCATCTGCGTGGTAAAGTATACAAGTCTATATTTGACCTATTGGATGCTTTGAAGAACAGAGAAATTACAGGTCATGATGCCATTGGAGCAGTTAATAGCTTTATTGACAACCAAAGAGAATACGAAGAACTCGTTCACTGCATCATTGACAAGGATTTGAAAACCCGTGCTGGAGATAAGCTGATTAATAAGGCTATTCCAGATCATATCCCAACATTTAGTGTTGCTCTAGCGGACAAGTATGTTCCTAAAATCGTAGACTGGAAGGATGGATGGTATGTTAGCAGGAAGATCGACGGTGCTAGATGTATTGGTATTGTTGATGCTACTGGCAATACTACCTTCTATTCCCGCACGGGAAAAATCTTTGATACTCTTGACGTTGTTAGCGATGGTATTAAAGCTTTGGGTCTTACTAATGTAGTTCTTGATGGAGAGCTTTGTTTGGTTGATGAAGATGGTAACGAGGATTTTCAAGGAGTAATGAAGGAACTTCGCAAGAAGGATCATACTATTCCTAATCCTTCCTATAAGATTTTCGATATGATTACTCATGATGAGTTTTATAGTCAGAAGGGTGAACAGAATCGACCATTTAGTATCAGACTCAAGAATCTTACAGAGATTATGAGAAAGAATGAATGTCCTTGCTTGACACTGTTGGAACAATCTTTGGTTAAGGATGAAACCCACTTTCAAGAAATGATTAAGGAATCTAGTCAGAATGGGTGGGAGGGGCTTATGCTTCGATCTGACGCTCCATATAAAGGCAAGCGATCCAAAGACTTGTTGAAGTATAAAGCGTTCTCAGATGACGAATACGAAGTTTTGGACACAGAGATGGGGCCATTTCGTTATGTTAAGGATGGTGCAGAATGTGAGGAGACTATGTTGAGTTGTGTCATGATTCAACATAAGGGTCATACGGTAAGAGTAGGGTCTGGCTTTAGTATTGAACAAAGGCAGGAGTTTTATAAGAATCCTAAGAAGATTCTTGGAAAGCAAATAACTGTACAATATTTTCAAGAGACAGAAAATGAGAAGGGTGGGCTTAGTCTTCGCTTCCCCACTTTTAAGATTCTTCATGGAGAAGAAAGAGATATATAGAATTATGCCACCAGCATGGAAAGAGCTAGGATTTAGAAGTTATGACGCATATATAAAGTCTAGACTTTGGTGGAATATAAGGCAACTAGTTTTAGAACGAGACGGTAGATGTTGTCAAGTTTGTGGCTCTCCATCTAAAATGGTTCATCATATTGATTACACAAAAATTATCATGCTAGGTCAAGGAGATCAGCATGAATTAATTACGTTATGTGAACCATGTCATAATTTTGTTGAACAAGATAAAAGAGTTTCTGAAAAGAAAGGCTTGTTGAATAAACTATTTGGTGAGCATAGCAAAAATACTTTAGACGAATGGCAAATTTGGGCTGAAAAATTTAATAGCGATATTGGTTATAGTAGATCTCAAATACTAGAGCCAAAAAATAATCGCAAGAAAAAATATAAGAAAAAGCCTGTTGTTTTATCAGATAAAGGAACAATAGAAAAACAAAAAGAACAACCAAAACCCGAAATTAAATCTCTTAGAGATGATATTGATTCTTATATCAAGACACATAAACGTAAAAGAAATAAGCAATACAAAACTCTTGCTCCTGCTACTGATGAAAACAGGAAAGATTTTATTACCAATACGGTTCGCAAATACAGTAGAAAAAGCAAAAAAAATATTAGGAGATATTTAGATAATCATAGACCGCTAATAGAATTACTGTTTAATCATCCTGAAGCAAGTGATAAGCTAAAAAAAACTATTGCTGAACATCCATATTTCATTAAAGAATCAAGAAAAAATAATGACACAGAGGAACAAAAAAGACAACGCAGAGACGAAGAATATCGAAAGAAAAAACAAATAGAACAGGAAGAAATTGTTCAGATTCTTCACCAACAAGAATACCAAAAACAGAAACCTAGAAAAAGGGTAAATCCGTTTGGCAAATTGCCAGTATGGACAAAAAATCATAAGACCACAATACCAAAACAAGAAAACCCATTAATGAAATATGTAAGGGAAGTAAAAAATAAGAGCAATTGACCAGTTTCCAGTATGGTGTATAAAGTTATCCCGCCTTACTGGAGACAACTTAATGATCAAAATTATTATCAGATCTCTTTTATACCCTTGGATTATTCTATTTACAGGTTTTTCTATAGGATTTATTTGTAATTCAGAATGGTTTGGACACAAATATGTTCTTGTTGAAAGATCAATTAATAATATCTTTTTCCCTATCAAATATAATGCGGAGATAGAGAATCATGTAAGAGAAATAGGAAAGTTAAGGATATGGGCTGAAGTTGGGTGTCCAGAAGAATTTACGGTTATTGAAGACGTAATTAAAGCTGAAGAATTTTATTGGGCAATAGTTAAATATAAAGACAAACAAGGCAAAGAAATAAAAAATGTCCTTAGTACCAGAGTTAGATGGAAAACTTGGGAATATTACTATACCATAGATGAGCCTTTAGTGTCAAAAAAATAGTTAAATCATGAATAATGATAGAGTTATTAATTGTGTGAGAGATCCAGTCACTACGATTAAAAAATTCACAATCTATGGAGAAAGACACTCTGGCACAAAACTACTTCAAAATGCTATAGCGTTGAATTTTGAAGCAAATTTCACAGATGAATATGGTCACAAACATTTTATTGGCTTTTGTGATATAGGAGGGTTAGCCAGCTCTCATGATACTATATTTATTTGTATCATTAGAAATCCATATGATTGGATTCTAGCAAATAATAGACAACCACATCATTCTCCAATAATACGTCCTAATTTTTTATATCTCAAAGATTGGTTTTCTGTAGACTCTAATGAAAAAGAAATATTAATAGATAGGTGTTACTGGGATAATGTAAGATATAAAGACATATACGAATTAAGATATTTAAAAACGCTATATCTACTATATATTTTACCAATTCTTGTACATAACTATGTTTTTATCAGATATGAAGATTTTATATCGGATCAGATGTATTATTATAACTATATTAGTAATATGTTTGACATGAAAATGCGACCAAGATTTCCAGAAACCGCAAGATTGCTTGAAATAAATCCACCTAACAATTATTCAATATCACAAAACGATCTAGAACATGTCAATAAAAATATATATTGGAATATAGAAAAACAGTGTGGTTATAATAAAAAAGATTCTTACCCCTGAGCGTGGTAAAAATTAAAGAAACAGGTCTTGACAAGACGATAGCTCTAGTGTAGAATCACAGCATACACTTTGGAACCAACCTTTGAGGACACTATGACAGAGATCGTTGTTGAGAAAAAGCCGGTCGTGATGAGTACGAGCAAGGCTGATGAGTTTTTTAAGAATTTTCCCAAGGATAAGGTAGTCGCTTATAAAGACTATTGGGAAACTATTCGCCCCAAGACTGACGAAGATATTTTTCGTCGCTATCTCTTTGCGTATTGCAGTGTCCACACAACTTGGCAGGGTAATGTTAAGGGATATAATGCTATTAAGAATTTTAGCGAGTGGCTGGACAGTAAAGAAACTCTTTTGACAAAATTGCACAAGAGCGGTGTTGGTCTGCACAATAATCGTACCTCTTATATCTGGGATTTTAGCACCAAGTTTTGGGCTAATCCTAAAGATTTTTATCTGACCACCAAGAAGTATCATGTTAAGAAGCGAGACAGTATTCTGAATAAGATTAGCGGCATTGGATTGGCTAAGATTAGCTTTGCTCTTGAAATGATTCATCCTAATGAGGCAAGGGTACTCTGTGGAGATATTCATCAACTTAGGCTTTACGACGTTGAAGCTCTGAAGTATAATAAGAGCAAGGTTGGTTCAGAAATCTATAAGAAGATGGAACGACATTGGATGGTTAACTGTGGCAAATTGAAAGTCCCATCTTATGTAGCAAGGTCGATCTATTGGGATGATCTTCAAAAGAAAGAGGATAGTCGTTACTGGAGCTATGTTCTGGAGAGTTAATTATGCAAAATGGTAAGGGTTCTAAAAGACGAGAGAGTTTGGTTTCTCAAGAGACTTGGGACAAAAACTACGAAAGAATTTTTAGAAAGAAAAAAGATGGGAAGCGTAACAAACCTAAAAGAAAATAAAACATTATTCATTCCGTGTTCTTGTAAGAGTGAAATATTAGTAATTGAATACGATCATGAAATAGACATGGCCGATTTGGCGATATTTGAGAATTATACAAACTATAGCAATAAGATGTCATTATGGCAGAGACTAAGGTATTGTTACAAGGTTTTGTTTGACAAAAAGCCATACTCTGATCAGGTGGTGCTAGATAAAAATCAATTGAAAGATTTGCGAAAATTCTTAGATGGACTTAATCTCTAAGGTGTATACTATAAGGTTGTCAAACTCATATCAAGGAGGCTAATCATGGTTGTCAGAACAGCAACAGAATACATGAACGATCAATTAGCTAATAGAGTTAAGTCTCTTCAAAAAGCTTTAAACCAAGCTGAAAAAATAATGAATACCCTTGAGATAGAAAACCAAAGACTAAAAGACGTTCTTGCTAACCTAACGTCAGAAAATAATCAAGGTTACATTCTCGATAGCGAGTCTTTTAATGAGTCAGTGCTTACGGCCTAAAGATAATAAGAACAAAAGAATAATTACACAAATCGGTGAATATGAATATCTAATTGAGGGAGAAAGTGATTGGGCAAAATTTGGTTGTCAATCAGATATTTCAATAATAACTTCTGCTAATTTAGATGGCGGGCCATTCTTATTAGTTGGCGATTCTTTTTTGGGCAAGGGGAGAATATCCTTAATACAAAATATTGACAGTGGCAGAGATGGGTATATAATACTTAAGGTTACTCTATACTCACCAAAGGAAAAATCATGATATCAGAACTTATTCCAGTAGTCGGATACTCCCAAGCAATGTTGATTTCTGGTTATTCATCTTATCAAATTCAACAAATTATTAAGGGGTCTACATATGAGTCAACTTCACAAGAGTAATAAGAATAGAGTTTTCTTGGGTGTTTGTGGAGGAATAGCAGAAAGTATAGGTCTGGATATTTCTGTGGTAAGACTAGGATTCGTCGCTGGTGCAATTTTCACTGGCAGTATTCTTTTCTGGGTATATTTAATAATGGCACTGGTTCTCCCAACAGAGGATTAATTTAATGGATAAGATAGTTGGTCAGAAAGTATTTTTTACTGCTGATCTTCATCTTGGACACAGGAATATTATAGGATATTGTAATCGCCCATTTTCTACTGGTGGAGAGATGGATGCTAAGATTATTTCTTCTATAAACGAAACAGTTGGACAAAACGATATTCTTTACATTATAGGAGATTTCTGCCATAAAGGCGGAACTGCTCTATCTTATAGAGAAAGAATAGTTTGTAAAAATGTTCATATTATTCTTGGCAATCATGATGAACCAACTAAATTCACTAGTGGATTCTCTAGTGTATCTGATCAAAAAATGATTCTATATATCAATCAAAAGATATTTATGTGCCATTATCCTATGAGAAGTTGGTCTGGTAGTTATAGGAAAAGTTGGATGCTGTATGGTCATGTTCATGGCAGACTTCATCGTGAGGACGTTGCTTCTGGCAGTCTCACGCTTGATGTAGGCGTGGATAATAAAAGAGATGGGGTACAGTTTGGTACTCCTTGGAGTTTTAAAGAAGTTCAACAGCAATTTCTGGCGAGAACGAAAAAAATTTCAAGGTCGCCCGTTGACATTGACGATAGACTGTTGTATAATCGAAGGAACAACGCGAGGTAAGATCAGTCGTTCGACTGAGCCTCGCTTGTAAGATTGGTTAAGAATTTGGAGGTTGATTATGGCTGAAGTTACTACTACTGAGAAGCAGAGTCGTGTTCGTTGCAGTGATGAGCAGTTCCTTGAGGCAGTTTATTCCAGCAAGACTTATGCTGAAATTGCTACCAAGACAGGCCAGAAGGTTGCCAGTACACAGGCTCGTTATGCCCGTGCAAAGGCTGCTCTGGCTAAGAAGGGTCTTGATCTCCCTGAGATGGAACGCGCCAAACCCATTAAGACTGTGGATAATGTCGAGGCTATGGCTGAGACTGTTCGCCGTCTAAAGGCCGCTCATTCTAACGGGTGAGTGTTAGTGTAAACCAAATGCTTCCAACTACATCCCTCATAAAAATTAGTAGAGACAACATAGTCAACCATCTAACTAATCGTTATGATATGTAGCTTGGAAGTAAATGGCCCAGTAACCCAAAGGCAGAGGTAGCGGACTTTTTTCGTTAAAATTGAGTGCTTATGGAGAAATCTGTAAAGTAGAATCGCTTAAATTCGGGGAACGCTTTAAAATGCCAATCCCGAGCCAAGTCTAGAAATAGAAAGGTGTAGAGACTAAACAGGCGATACCTAAAACTAGAAATAGTAATGGTAAAGAGATAGTCCAGACCACAAACTGTAAAGGTAGTGAAAACTATAGTGGTACGAAAATCCGTCAAGTGTCGGTTCGAGTCCGACCTGGGCCACTTTAATGTGGTGTAAAAAGCAGACAAAATATCTATCTTGGTGTATGTAAGTTAGACTACATACTATGGGAGATAGATATGAAAAAATGTTTAAAATGCAATAAAGAGTTTAAGATTCGTGTTGTAATAGATGGAATAGAAAGGATTATAAATAAAAGACAATATTGTTTAGAGTGTTCTCCTTTCGGTATGAAGAATACTAAAAGACTACATTTGCCACAAAGGGATAAAAATAGCAAAAAACACTGTACAGAATGTGGAAGAGAATTTAGATGGACAAAAAATAATGTATGTTCAACGTGTAGAACATTCAAAAGACGTAATGATCAAAGGATCAAATCAATAGATTATTTAGGCGGAAAATGTAAACATTGTGGGATTAAAGACCCAGATGTTTTGACCTTTCATCATAAAAACCCCAAGAACAAAAAATTTACCTTATGTCAAAGTTGGCACAGAGCTTGGAAAACACTTTTATCAGAAATTAAAAAGTGCGAACTACTTTGTGCTAATTGTCACATGAAACATCACAGAAAAGAAATGCTATGACTTTTGATCACTGGATAAACGAAATCGAAGGATATAGCGTTAGACACGAAAGAGCTATAAGTGACATAAGAAACTGTGTTGCAAAAGGAAAAACTGACGATATAATCAAGTGGTTGATGGCAGCTTATGCTATGGGTCATGAGCAGGGTTATGATATTGGATATTATGACGCTAATAAAGAGTGTAAAGAAAAGTTTGATGAATATGGATGGATATAATTATGAAAATCCACAATAGAACACATATAACCTTAACTCCTGACGATATTGAAAAAGCTATTGAAAGATATATTGATAGCGAGATTATTGAAGCACCCAATGGTTTGGATGTTAAGTTTATAGTTCATGATGTTTATCAGAAAGATAGTATGACTGGTTATTATAAGCCTGAATTTGTAGGGGCAGAAGTTACTGTATTAAAATGAACGGATCTTTTAGTCTACCAAAAGCCAAGAAAGATTGTGATGTTATTCCTAAGCTTGGCGAACTATTTCTGTATGAGTATGACACTATTGCCAAATTATGGGATGCCAGAATTGGAGATGGTAAAACCCCAGCAAAAGACCTGCCTCGTTTAGCCAACCATGACATATACGAAAGAGTAGCTAAATTGGAAAGAGAAGTAGAACAACTAAAGAATGATCGAAGAATATGAAAACTGGGAAGATGGTATAAGAAGAACTTTTATAGAACTAGCAACTTATATGGAAAAACACGCCAATCCTCTTGAAAGTATTATTGATTTTGCTTGGGCTTCCGGGGCCGACTTATTTTTTGTGCAAAATGCCAAAGACGAACTAAAGAAACTCAAAGATAAGAATAAGGAATGGGCTGAAGAAGTTTATAGAGCCAATGAGTTTGCTGTTGAACAAACTAATGAATATCTAGAAATATCTCAACGGATGCAGTCTTTAAAAGACTCTCTTGAACAACCCGTTGCTTGGGCCAGAACCAATGATCGTGGAGATTTGTTTGATCTTAGAACCCAAAACAATCCTTATATTGATCAAAATACTGTAGTTCCTCTTTATAGGAAAAATCATGGGCAATAGTTTGTGTAATGGCAGAGTTAAAAACAATAATCTCAAGTCCCCAATAGAACATTTCTTACTAGTTACTGTAAGAGAATATGATGATTATGAGGGTGGCACTTATATAGACGAGATTAGAACCGCCGCAGAATTTTTAGAAAAAGCAAAGGATGCTTATGATGATCCTTTTTATCAGATATATGGATCAACTCGCATGGATGCTGATGGGCGACCGGGAACCGTTTTTCTTGGTGAGTTTTATTCCATAGATAAAGCAAAAGATTTTTTGTATAATCTTACCGGCGAAGTTCCACAAATTATATCTTATTAATATGATCAACGCCAAATATACTATTGATCTATTCTCATATAGCGATAATGGTGGGTACTGTACATTTTATTGTATCAGTAATAATAAGCAATTGGCATTTAAAGAATTTATATCTAAATCTAGGGCTGAATATGCTAGAAAAATTCAGCTTAAATTAAGCAAGCACACTCTTGCACCAAAAGTATTATCTAAAATATGCAAGATAAAGTATGAGACCTTATTCCCTGGACGCAAAAGCGGGTGGGGATATATCACTGAAGTAGCTAAAACAATTAAAAAAGATAGTGTATCTCTCAATAAAATACAAAAACTAGTTGATAAAATTCAATTAAAAACCAAGCTTAAATTTTGGGATTGCCATTGGGATAATCTTGGCTATATTATAAGAGAAAACAAGAAATGTCTAGTTTGTATAGATACCGGCAAAGAAACTTGGGCTGGAGATGCAAACTATTTTGGTAATGTTGATCCTGGCCCGAAATGTGGCTATTGTTTAAAATATGAATGTAAATGCACTGGAGTTTAAATGACCTTAGATGAAATATATTACGATAAATGTAGAACCCGCTCTGACATTAATGAACATCTTCCGGTACTAAAAGAATACGGAGAGAAGGTTAATCATATTACAGAAATGGGGGTAAGGAGCATTGTTTCTACCTATGCTTTTCTGGCAGCTAAACCAAAAAGGATGATATCATATGATATTGTACCTGTTGATACTAATCATATTCATTCTTTAGCCCCATCCACAGAGTATAAGTTTATTGTTGGGGATACAAGACTAGTGGATATTGAACCTACAGAGCTATTGTTCATTGATACTCTTCATACTTATGAACAACTAAAAATAGAACTAGGTTTACACGCCCCAAAAACTTCTAAGTTTATCATATTGCACGACACTGAAACATTTGGTGTTCGTGGTGAAGGTGGTTCGGAGGGTCTACTAAAAGCAATTGATGAGTTTTTAGAAATCAATCCTATATGGACTATTCATTTGCGTCTAAAAAATAACAACGGCTTAACTATTCTACAAAGAGGAACATAAATATGCCATATATAAAAGAAGAAGATAGAAGAGTATTTGATAGCCATATTGATGACATTATTTTTATTCTGAAGTGTTCTTTAGAGGGAGAAATTTGTCAACAAGAAGGTTTATCTGACAAGCAAACTATGATGCTCTTAGGTAAAATTAACTATTGTTTTTCCAGAATATTAAGTGGAGTAATGGGCGACGTATCATACTCTAAAGTGGCTATGATTACTGGCGTTCTTGAAAATATCAAGCAGGAATTTTATAGAAGAATAGCCTCCTTTTATGAGGACAAAAAGATACTGGAAAATGGAGACATAAGGGAATATAAAAGACTCCAGTAAGGTGTATATAAAATAGACCAAGTTAATATTTAATGGAGTTATTTATGTCAAAAAATATAGATGATATAGTTAAAGAAGTAATGAAAAGCAATAAAGAATTACATACTATGGATAATCATCTAACTAAAGACATAGGCGATCTAAAAAGAAGTATCAAAAATATTGAAGCTAAAATCCAAAGAATGGATATTGTTTTACAAAAAGTATTCGATACATTAGAGGCTATTACTATAGCTTTGCATGAAGCAGAACTTGAGGAAGCTCTGATGGATGAATTAGACGAACAAGAAGAAAGTGAAGATTGGACTCCATATGAGGACAGAAATTTCACATTTGATGAAGATGATGACGAAGAAGATATCTGATGGCTAGTTTAGCTCTGCTAGTAACAATAATTTTTTTATCTGTGCTAATTATAGGGCCAATTAGTTATCTTCTGTCATTATTTTCTTGGATGCCAAAGTTTGTCGTATGGGTAATGGGACTTCTCTGCATATTGGTTGGAGGCATGACATTCGCGTTGCCAGTGGTCTTTTTAAAAGTTTTGGGTCTGATAGACATAGCCATTGGGTTTAAAATAATCTCAGACAGACAACAAAAGAAAAGTGGTGCTTGACAAGACGGTTTGCCGATGGTATACTTGAGCCATCACAGGAACGATAACACTTTTGGAGAAATAAGATGAAGTTGGCAGATAGGACGATTGAGACTCACAGCGTTGGCGTTGCAAGCAGGAATCAGTTTAACATTGCTCAGACGAGCAAAATGTTTAAAATCCTTTCAGACTCTCTTTATTCTGATAAGGTTATGGCTGCGATTCGTGAGCTTTCTACTAATGCTTATGATAGCCATATCTCTGCCGGGAATAAGAATCCCTTTAAGGTTACTCTGCCCACCGCTGCAAATCCCACTTTTGTGGTGAGAGATTATGGCACTGGTCTTAGTCAGGCAGATATGGAGGACTTGTATACAACCTACGGAGCATCCAACAAGAATGATAGCAATGATTTTGTTGGTTGTCTTGGTCTAGGGTCTAAGAGTCCTTTCGCATATACCAAGAGCTTCACCACCGCATCATATTACAACGGTAAGAAGTATACCTATATTGCGGCGATTGATGAGAGTGGTGTTCCTACTCTGAATCTTTTCAATACTTCTAATACATCTGAGCCTAATGGTCTTGAGATTAGTTTTGCTGTTAAGCAGCATGACTTTCAAGAGTTTACTGACAAGGCTAAGAGAATCTTCCACTATTTCCGCATGAAACCCATCCTTGAAGGTGGTATTGGGAATAATCTGCAAGATCATAAGTATAGCAATACCAACATTATTATTAGTGGTGATGGCTGGAGGGTTTGCCGTCTTAATAACGATAATAGCTATTTCCCAAGTAACTATCATCGAATTGATAGTGGTATCGTAGCTATCATGGGCAATATTGCCTATCCTGTTCAGACCGCACAGATTGTGGGTCAAGAGAAAGAAGAAATGCCCGATCATATCCAGAAGTGGAATAGGGCTTTCCAGAAAGCAGATATTGATTCTTGGAAGAGTTTCGTTGGAGAAATTCTTAACTCTGGACTTTATCTTGAGCTTGATTTTGGTATCGGTGAACTGGAGATGGATGTTTCCCGTGAAGGTTTGCAGTATACTAAAGATGTTATCAAGACTCTGCGTAAAAAGACCCAAGAAATTTACATGGAGATGAAGGAAGAATTCTCCAAGAAAATTCAAGCTGCCCAAAACAAGGTAGAAGCAATTACTTCATATTATACTATGAATGAATTGGCTGGCGGTTGGGGTGTTGGTGCTACTTGGACTGATCCCAAGGGTAAAGATCATCCTATCAACTCTGGCAATGATCTGGAATATAAAATTCCTGCCGGTAAGAGTCTGTACGTTTTTAATTATAAGACTGCTGGCTATCGTTCTCGTCGCCAAGTTGCCCTGACAGATAGAATCCATCATGAAACTCTTACTGGTAAAGGTTACAATTATTGGAACAGCCAGAAGAAGAAAGGTACGATGGCTTTCTTTGTGTGCGATATCAAGGGCGAAGAAACCGCTAAGAAAATTCTTACAAGATATTGCAATGCGAATGATTGCTTTGCGTATCTCTTGATTGACACTAAGGATTATACCAAGAGCGAAGAAGGTTTTGATAAGCTGATCGAAGATGTTGGGTCTGAAAATCTGCTAAAGGTTTCGGACTACAAGCATCTGACACAAAGTTCTGGCCCAAGAAAGTCTTATAATAGAAATTCTAATGGTAGTGTCAGTGACCAAGACGTATTCTTTATTCACGGTTATGATAAGGATAGTAAGCAGATTACTAATCCTTACAACGATGCTACTTGTCTTAGAATCCTTTCAGAAGAACAACTGGAAGATTTTCTGGAACAAGATGAGATTGTGTATGTTCCCATGCTCCGCTATAAGACTGAGGATGAGTCCGGTTATCCACAGATTAATGATATTGCAATTACTCTTAGGGATCAAACACTTAAGAGCATAGTCAAGGACTTGGTTGGAGACAACAAGATTTATGCTATTAAAACAGCTTTCGCTAAAAAGCTTGAGAAAGATGGATACAATCTTGTTAACTTCAATGACTTTTTGAAGCGTCAACTTAAAGTTGTAGCACAAAAGCACTTTAAGAATCTCGCTTCAGTCAACAAGCTTGTTGAATATTGCAAGAAAGACTTTAACGAAGAAGAGAAGAGTAAGGGTGGCGGCTATAGATACTATAACCATGGAACAACTGATAAGCAGTTTATGTTTCATATTCTAAATATCTTTGGTCTAGATTATGATAAGTTTATTGGCAACAAGACTCTTGTGGACTGCTTGAATAAAACAATACTTACAGAGTTTTTCGCTAATACTGTTCATATTAGTCCTTACAATATTACCAAGTTCAACCAAACAGAGTATCTGTCTCATATCTCTAAGCTTATGAAAGAGGCTGGGATAGAAGATGTTGATGGTAAAGAGATTCGTAATGCTAACTTGGCTTATAACACCTTGACAAGAATGATTTCTCACAACTTGTATAATGGTCAAGTAGATAAGATAGAAAGCTATCTCAAAATTATCAGTGGGACTTCTACTCAAGACATTAAAACATGGAAAATCTCTGAGATTAGGGAAAAAATTAAGACTGAGGTAGACAAGAATCCTATGCTGAAATATATTATGGGGACTCATCAAGTTAGTGGTAATCTGACAGATCTAAAGTCTAATCAGAATCCTATTATTGAGGATCGCTCATACTATGGAAAGCAGAGTAGAGATTGGGTCGAGCAGATGAGCCAGGAAAATATTGACCTGTTTAGGATTCAGTTGAGTAGTTTAATCAAGTAGGAGTGTACTATGCCTAAAAATTATAAGCTATCATATGAAGAACTATACGATCTATATATAGAGAAATCTTTATCTACATATGAGATAGCTAAAATAAAAGGTTGTTCCAATACTGCAATTTGGAATAACTTAAATAAGTATGGAATCTTAATAAGAAACTATAGTGATTGTCAGTCAGGATCAAAAGGTAGAAATTATGAAAAAACTGGCAAATTACATCCAAGCTTTAAACACGGTTTAACTAAATCAGGACATAATCGTATAACAATTAATGGAGAAAGAAAACTAAGACATAGAATAGTAGCAGAAAATCTATTAAATAGAAAACTTTCAAAATCTGAAGTAGTTCATCATGTTAATGGAATTAAGACAGATAATGATCCAAAAAATTTGTGGATTTTCCCATCACAAAAAGAACACGCAAAATTCCATTGGGATGGGACGATACACGAAAGTACGATTTTTCTTAAAGACCTCTTGACAGACTGACCGATTGTAGTAAAATAGAAGAACTCACAGGTAACTAATAACAATAGGAGATGTAAATTATGGCTGTTCCATTTATGTTCGTTGACGGGAATCTAACTCTGGTGTTGAATAATCAAAGTTATCAAATTTTGCCAGATCATATCAACTATAAGTTGATTCTGGAAAGACTTCCTACTGCTACGGCAGAGGAACTTTTGGAAGTTGTTGATGTTCAAAAGGCTGTTGCTTCTTTTAGTGACGGTCTTGTGGAGATTAAGAATGGACAGGTTCTCTATGAGGGTGAGGAAGTTCATGGTAGTATTAGCAAGAGAATTCTAGAGTTTATGAGCAAGGGACTACCTTTCCAGCCCCTCGTTAATTTCCTGAATAATCTCATGGAAAATCCAAGTATGCAGAGTCAGAAGGAATTGTATGATTTCTTGGAGCATGAGCATCTCCCGATTACCGAGGATGGTTTCTTCCTTGCCTATAAGGCTGTTCGTTCAGACTTTAAGGATAAGTACCGTGGAGTTTTTGACAACAGGGTTGGTAAGGTCTGTGAGATGACGCGATCTAAGGTTGACGATGATCGTGGTCGTGGTTGTTCTAATGGACTTCATGCTGGGGCATTGAATTATGTCGCTGGTTATGGTAGTCTGGAGGCTGGCGACCGTATCGTAATCGTCAAGATTAATCCCAAGGATGTTGTGAGCGTTCCTAGTGATTGCAACTATGAAAAGCTCCGTACTTGTCGCTATGAAGTGGTGGCTGAGTATGAAGGTGAACTTCTTAAGCCTCTTTACAAGGCTGATTTTAGTCAGGATGATTACGAGGACGATGAGGATGATTATCTGAATGATTACGATGAAAGCTATTGGGATCAGTTTGATGATGAGGATGAAGATGAGGACGATTTTGATAGTGATGAAGAAGATGTAGACAACAACGGTTTTTATAGGTAAATAGTCAAGGTGGTGTTTGGAACTTGTAAGATAGTACCTATATAGTTTTTACTATCATACAATAGAGGTTCGATTCCTCTACCATCTTTTTGGATATTGCTTTTGATGGTAATGTTTACTGTCCCAATATCAAAACTGTAGGTAGAAGTGGAAAAGGAAAACAAATGTTTAGCGATACTTTGGCTTTTAATCCGTTCGATAAGACTCATAGTGCTATCGGAACAGATGTTCAGATAGCATTGAGAAATAAGTTTCTTAATTCTTTTGGTGGTCAGCATATTTTTTGTTATAATGGTGATCCTCGCAAGAAAATTAGTAGCATGAATCATACGGATCATCTTACCACCGTTGCTATTGCAAACGATAGTCAAGGTGCTGATGCTTACTTCTATGTTAATGGTGGACGTAAGCAATATGCTATTAGTAGAATTCGTGCTTGTTTTGTTGACATGGATGCTGGTCGAGATGATCAAGGCCGTTATTTTAAGCCCAGTATTGTCATGCAAAAGAAGAAGGAGTTCTTGAATCAGATCAATAACTTTCCAGTAAAGCCAAGCTGGGTTGTTGATACTCGCAATGGCTATCAGTGCTATTGGATTCTAAACCCAAATACTAATAGTCCTCATAAGACTTATTGGAGTGGTATTCAAAAGAAACTGGTAAATCATTTTGGTGGAGATGCCAGAGCTATAAAGGTTAATCAGATTTATCGTATTCCTTATACATGGTGGAGAAAAGGTTGGGAGGGTAAGCAACCTTACTTTACTAGTATTCTGTCAGGATCAACTGGTAATCCGATAAATATTGAACAGCTTAAGCAGGCTCTTGACGGTGTTTCTGCTGTTGTGAACCTTGTTGCTAATAAGACTAGCGACGAATGGTTTAAGGAATATGCTAAGGCTTATAAGAAGTCTGACGTTACTGGGGTTCCAGTACCAGTTAATGTTGCTGCAACTATTGCAAATCAGATGAAGTCTTTGAGTCTTGATACATATACAAACAGCACAGATAATATCAAGCCTGTTTATGGCTATGCTAGTGGTGGAGTTTTCCAAAAGGCTTATGGTGATCCAGTACCCGTGCATCCTGTTGATGGGGATGGGCCTGCGGACTCACAGGATGCTCTCTCTGACGAGGATATGAGTCTGGACGGTCAGCAGACCAAGCTTTTAAAAACGGTTGTGGAGTTCCTTAATCAAGTCTCAACGCCGCTCTACTTTAGCAACAACAGGTTCCTATCCAATGCTGCTAAAGAACTAGCGTCTAAGATCAGTGACAAATTTTGTATCGGATAAACTATGCACCAAGAAGATGACAACTACGACGATGACTATGATGATAGTCAGGACAATTTAGAGAGCCATTATAAACACTACTTCAAGTTTGATTCCTCTGCCTGGGATACTTGGGGAAAAATGCTATACGATGCTCTAAATGAAATAGTTGAATATCCTTCAAATGTATGGTATATTGGTCCGAGCTTTCCGAAAGGTTCGTTACCTGTGAATGATTACTTCTCCAAATCAGGGAACTTCAAAAACTCCCTGTATTTGGGGAACAATCATTACAAAGAACCGATCTATAAGACACAATATTTTGTTCATAATAAGTTGCATAGTTACTACAAAAATCATTTAATATCAAATGCAGTTCATTTTCTACAACAACCAAATTACTATAAAGGAATGTTCGATATATTGAACTAATACAATGAATAGTCATTATGTAGTCAATTTTCATTCAGGTTATTCTATAAGATATGAATCAAGGTCAGAAGCTATAGAAGGTATATCTGATGCTGCCAATGATTATAATGAGTGTGCAGACTCTATTATCGAAATTTCTGGCGAAGGAGATGAATTGATAGAATACAAACCAAAATACTCTGTTATACTGCATTGGACAAAAATTCTTAATAAGGAAGAGGTTGTATGATCCCCGCATTTATGCTATACTTTGGCATGGCATGGTCGTCATGTACGGAGACTCCATTTGTTGCGTATGACTTAGCTCAGAATATGAGCAAAGCCCAAAGAGTAGAATGGAATAAGATGTACGATGATGACGGTAATGTTAGGTTTGTTATTACTTTTCATAAGATGCCAATAATGGCTGAACTTGGATTTGAAAGAACAATGGTTAATAAGCATAATTGTTGTCAGTCTAAAGTAAGGAAACAATAGTGAGTAAATCAGAGTGGTTTATAGTTGATGATGTTAGTAAATTTATAGAATCAACAAGAGTCCTTGTGTTCAATAGCTTTGGCAAAACGAATGAAACAGAATTAGATGATCTCTCTTTTCTGTTAGCAGACCTGCCTAAGAATGAAGTCGATGAGCTTAATGATTCTTTATCCCAAGAAGAATGTATGATCATAGCAAAAGACTTCATCAAACAAGAACACAACAGGAAAACCAAAAGAATCAGAAATATTATAAGCAATACAAAATATATGGAGATGATAGAGTCTTTCAACAGCAGAATGATCAGTAATATGCTTAATCATTTAGTAAATAGGGGACTTCTCGAAACAGCATATGATGCTGATAGTAATGATTTTGTGTTCTGGATTAAAGACGAAACAGAGAATAGAGAAACCGACTAAATTATTTGTTACTAATTTTGGAATTTATTTTTTTTGGAGAAAATTATGGCTAATGCTTCTAGACCTTCTCGATTTGACGATATCATTGGACAAGCCTCTGTTGTAGAGCGTTTGAACATCATTGTGTCAGGCTGTAAAAACTCAGCCAGCGTGATGCCTCATACTTTAATAGATGGCCCACCGGGACTTGGAAAGACCACTATAGCGAGTGCCATAGCTAATGAGATGGGGGAAAACCTGTATGTGGTCAATGGGGCTAATGTACGCAGTATTAAAAATCTACTCCCATATTTGATGGGTATAGCTCCTCGTTCTGTTTTGTTTATCGACGAAATTCACAGACTTCCAAAGATAGTGGAAGAATTTCTTTATCCTGTTATGGAGGATTTTGTTTTAAGTACAGTAGTTGAAGAAAAGCCTGAAGTTATTGATCTTCCGATGTTTACGGTTGTGGGAGCAACTACTAGCGGAGGAAGCTTAAGCCAACCTTTTTACGATAGATTCACAATCAAGGAACATCTTTCGTTCTATTCTGTAGATGATTTAGCTAAAGTAGCAAGGTTGAATGCTGAAAAGATCGGACTAACAATTCCTGAAAATGACCTTAAAGAGATTGCAGCAAGAAGTAAGGGGACTCCAAGAATTCTTAATGCACGACTTCAATGGTATAAGAGCTTTACCTCTTACCATAAAGATAGAACCCCAAGTATTGATGAAATATTTGATAATCAAGGAATTGACAATAAGGGTCTTGATATTTATGATAGAATGTATCTTGAGGTCTTAAAGAAAAACCGAATGAATCCTCTTGGACTCAAGAGCATATCCTCATTAACTGGAATAGCAATGGAAACTATTGAGAATAGCATAGAGCCATATCTTGTTAGAATGGGTTATGTTACCAGAACTCAAAAGGGAAGAGTAATAGGAGATGTCTAGGATACTCCATGCTTTTTGTCTATTAATGTTGAGTAGTCAGTCAATTTCTGTGGCTCAGTCTGTTTTTGTAGATAATTTAGAAGACGCTTTTATCTTATCGCAAGAAACTAAACAAGATATTTTGATAGTATTTGGTGCGGGTTGGTGCCCATCGTGTAATCTGCTAAAAAGAGATATTCGTGAAAATGTTGATAAGTTTAATAGTATAATATGTTTTGTGGACTTTGATAAACGACCAGACTTAGTTAAAGAGTATATGGTCAAGATGATACCCGACTCTATAATATATAGAGAAAATTTAGAAATTAAAAGACGAAAAGGGTATATGTCTTTCAAAGACTTCCACAAATGGTATACTAATGAATGAATATGCTCATATAATACTACTCTCTTTATTCGTTATATCTCATATAGTCTGTCTTATATTAGGCTATATTTTAGGCCAATTAAGGTCTATGTCTGGTGTATCTATAGGTAGTCAGCCAAGCAAGGTGCTACAATCTATTGTTAATAAAGATACTAAACAGGCTATCTCAATAGATTCTAGTAAATTTGTGACCAGCATAACAACAGAGGGCATGGAAAAGAAGTATGCAACGCTAGGAGAAATCAAGGACTCCGATGAAAACATATCTTCTTCTGTTAGTAAGCTTAAGAACATGAAAAAATAAGAAAGAGAGATATTATTATGGTAGGTTTAGACGTAGGTACAAGCTTTATTGTATTAAGTAGAGATTCAAAAAAAGGAAACATAGAGTATAAAGACTTTAGAGACGCCTTTTACGTTATTAAACCAACCACACCAGTTGCTACAAAGATGATAGAAAAAGGATTAAATGGAAAGGTTTTTATCAAAGATAATGATGGGGCATTTATTATCTTAGGTAAAGACGCTATTGAAAAAGCAATAGAACGAAATGATACCGCAAAAAGACCAATGTTTAAAGGCGTAGTATCTGCCAAGGAAAAAGATGCAAAAAGAGTCCTAGCATTTATTCTCAAAGAAGTTGCTGGACAAGCATCAGAACCAGGAGAAAAGATAGTATTTTGTATTCCTGCACAACCGATTGATCAGGAAGATGAGGATTTTGACGTTGGATATCATGAGGATGTTGTTAAAACTATTCTTGGAGAATGTGGATATAGCGCAAAATCAATCAATGAAGCAGAGGCGTTATGTTATGCTGAATTAGAGAACGATGACTATACTGGTATCGGAGTTAGTTGTGGTGCTGGAATGACCAATGTTTGCGTTATGCTTAATGGTGAACCAACGGTATTATTCTCTACAACAAAGTCGGGCGACTGGATTGATAGGATGAGTGCTGTAGCAACAGGTGAACCAGATAGTGTTGTCCAAGTGGAGAAAGAGGGTGGTAAT